TTTTGGATTATATTGATTGTGTTGTTCCTGATAAAATGTTGGGTGATGAGTGGAAAAGTGAAGGTTCGGTGATGCGAGGATTCGAAGCTATGTGTCATGAATTGGATATTGCCGGATGGACAGCAACGCAGGGTAACAGAAATTCAATTTCATCTGAAGTTGTAACAACAGATCAAATGGGTGGATCAATTAAAAAAGCACAAGTAGGTCACGTAATTATTACTGTCGCAAAATCATTACAACAAAAAGAAATGAACTTGGCAACTATCGCAATTACTAAATCAAGAATCGGTAAAGATGGGATTATTTTTGAAAATTGTAAATTTGACAACGGAATGTTGGAAATTGATACCGAACAAAGTGTAACGTTCTTAGGTCACGAAGAACAAAAAGAAGAAAAAAATCGTAACAGAATTAAAGAACTGTTAGAGAAAAAAAGGCAAAAAGAACAACAAGAATCTTAAAAAAAATTATTAACTTTACAGTATGGAAAAAATATTAATAGACAACCCTAATCGTTTTGTGATTTTCCCAATCGAACATAACGACATATGGGAATTTTACAAAATGCATCAAGCGGCTTTTTGGACGGCAGAAGAAGTAGATTTAACGAATGATATTCGTGATTGGAACAATTTAACAGACAATGAAAAATACTTTGTTAAAAATGTTTTGTCGTTTTTTGCGGCATCCGACGGTATCGTAAATGAAAATTTGGCAGAAAACTTTTATAGGGAAGTTCAATATCCCGAAGCTAAATTCTTCTATGGTTTCCAATTAGCTATGGAAAATATCCATTCATTAATGTACTCATTATTAATTGACACATACATTAATAATCCAAAAGAAAAAGATGAATGTTTCCACGCTATCGATAGATTACCTGCTGTACAGAAAAAAGCTAAATGGGCGTTAGATTGGATTGAAAATGCGTCGTTTCAAGAACGTTTAGTCGCTTTCGCCGCCGTTGAAGGTATCTTTTTTTCGGGTTCATTTTGTTCTATCTTCTGGTTAAAATCTAGAGGTATTATGCAAGGGTTATGTAATGCTAATTCACTTATCTTTAAAGATGAAAATTTACATTGTGATTTTGCAATTCACTTATTGAATAACCATTGTGAAAATAAACCATCAGAAAAAAGAATTAAAGAGATTCTATTGTCAGCCCTTGAAATTGAAAAAGAATTTATAACTGAATCATTACCAGTATCTTTAATTGGAATGAATTCAAATTTAATGAAACAATATTTGGAATTCGTTGTTGATGGATTGTTGGTTAAATTCGGTTGTACTAAAGAATTTAATGTTGAACAACCATTTAAGTTTATGGAACAAATCGCGGTTGAAACCAAGGGTAATTTCTTTGAATCTAGAACAATGGAATATCAAAAAGCGAAACTGAATGAAACGATTTCATTTACTGATGATTTTTAAATAATAAAAAACTATGTCACTAAAAATAATTAAAAGAAACGGGGAATCGGTATCATTCAATCCCCAAAAGATTTACCACAGAGTTAAAAAATCTGCAAAAGGTTTGAATGTAAATTCAGATGAAATTTTCATCAAAGTAATCACATCCGTACCAACCGAAGGTGAAGTAACGACTAAAGAATTGGATAAGTTAATTTATGAAATTGCGGCAGCATATACTGGTAGTCATCATGATTATTCACGTTTAGCGTCGTCAGTTGCTATTTCATCTTATCATAAGGACACTAATGGTAGTTTTTCACAGACGATGAAATTGTTATATGAAGATGGAATTATAAATGAAAAATTAATTGAAAAAATTGATTCATATGGTGAAGAAATAATTGACGGTATAATCGACCACGAAAAAGATTACAACTTTGATTATTTTGCTTGGAGATCTTTACAAGAAATGTATCTTTTAAAGAGACCTAATGGGGTTGTCATTGAACGTCCACAACATATGTATATGCGTGTTGCACTTTGGGTGACAGAAACGTTCACTGAAGCGGTTGAATATTATAAATCATTATCTAATCAACTGATTTCCAAAGCAACACCCATAATGATTAATTCGGGAACTAAAGTACCTCAATTGGCTTCATGTGTTTTACATTATAATAATTCAGATTCAAGAGAAGGACTTTTAGGTACATTGAATGATATATCCACTTTTTCTTCTGACGCGGCAGGAATCGGTTTATCTATGTCAAATATTAGAAGTAAAGAAAGCAGAATTAAAACTTCAGGTGGATTTGCTGGTGGGTTATTAAAGTATCTAAAAATTGTAAACGAATCATTAAGATTCTTTAATCAACAAGGTCGTAGACCTGGTAGTGCTGCTATTTATTTAGAACCTTGGCATAAGGATATCTTCGATTTATTAGATATTAAGAAAAACACTGGTGCTGAAGAATTAAGAGCACGTGATTTATTTACCGCGCTATGGATTCCGGACAACTTTATGAAGGCTGTTAAAGAAAATGGTGATTGGTATTTATTTTGTCCTAACGACATCCTTAAAGCGGGATTAAAACCTTTACAAGAATGTTATGGTGACGAATATGAACAAGTGTATAATACTGCAGTAAATTTAGGTTTAGGTCAAAAAGTAAAAGCTCAAGATATATGGACTAAAATTATCGAATCACAAGTTGAAACTGGTGTCCCTTATCTATGTTCAAAAGATAGTGCGAATAAAAAAACAAATCATCAAAACATTGGAGTCATTAAACAATCCAACCTTTGTAATGAAATCTATCAATATACAGATGAAGAAACTACTGCGATTTGTACCTTATCATCTATAGTATTAAAAAACTTTATTCAAAATGGTAAATTCAATCATACATTATTATTTGAAGAAGTTCGTAAAGTTGTTAGATCTTTAAATCGTGTTATTAACATTAACAATTATTCGACAGAAAAAGGGTTAAAAGGTGGTTTAGAACAAAGAGCGATTGCTATTGGAGTTCAAGGATTAGCTGACGTGTTTTATATTATGGATTATATATTTACTTCAGAAGAAGCTAAAAAACTTAATAAAGAAATTTTTGAAACAATTTATTATGGTGCAATCTATGAAAGTAACCAATTATGTAAAGAAGGACATTATAAACCGTATGATTATTTTGCGGGGTCGCCAATGTCTCAAGGAGTATTTCAGTTTGATATGTGGGGATTAGATGGTACACAACTATCACAAATGTGGAATTGGGATGAACTTAAAAGAAGTGTTAATGAATATGGTGTTTGTAATTCGTTATTTACAGCACAGATGCCGGTAGCATCTTCAGCAAAAATAACTGGTTCATATGAAATGACAGAACCAGCACATTCCGCAATATTTAACAGAAGGGTTGTAGGTGGTGAAATTATGATTGTTAATAAGTACTTAATTAATGATTTTGAAAAATTAGGAATATGGTCTGAAAATTTAAAAAATGAAATCATAATTAACGAAGGTTCAATTCAAAACATTAATTTTAATAATCATTTGGACGTTGAAGATAAAAATTACGCCAAAAAAGTTAAACGAATTGAACATTTGATTCAAAAATATAAAACAATTTGGGAAATTTCACAACGAGAATTAATCGATATGGCAGCAGATAGAGCACCATTTATCGACCAATCTCAATCAATGAATATCTATATGTCTAATCCAACATTATCTAAGATTACTTCATCACACTTCCATTCTTGGGAAAAAGGTTTAAAAACTTTGTGTTATTATGTTAGAACAAAGGCGATATCGACAGGAGCGAAACATTTGGCAATTGACATTTCTAAAATGGAAAAACCAAGTAAGGCTGAAAAACCAACTGTTGAAGTTATCCCACAAAAACCAACTGATTCACAATTTGAATGTTTTGGTTGTTCGGCATAATTAAAAAACCGTAATATTTAAAAACTCTCGGCACTGTCGGGAGTTTTTTATTTTAAGGTATTTATAAGAAATAATCACAACATATATTTATTAATATGGCAGATGGTATTACATATGGTTTAAATTTCCCTTTTAGAGATTCATTTGATGGGAAGTATTTGGATTTATCAGGTTATAATGATGAAGAAATTAGAAGTAATTTAGTTCATTTATTATTAACAAGAAAAGGTACACGTTATTATTTACCTGATTTTGGTACTAGATTATATGAGTACATTTTTGAACCTTTGGATGGTCCTACATTTTCTGATATCGAGTCTGAAATACGTGAATCGGTGTCCGAGTATATCCCTGGGATAACAATAACAAACGTTTCAATTAAACCCGCATCTGAAGGGGAGGAAAATAAAGGTACATATGTCCAAAATGATGAGAGAGTATTTAGAGTTCCTGGGATATCAGAAAAAGAACATACCGCAAAAGTTAAAATTGACTACGTAATGAATGACACGGCGTTTAGTCAAAGTGACTTTGTAATAATTAACATATAATATTATGGCAAACAAAAAAATATCTTATACAACTAGAGATTTCCAATCAGTAAGAACTGAATTAGAAAATTTCACAAGAACTTATTATCCTGATGTTGTACAAAACTTTAATGACGCATCTGTATTTTCAGTGTTGTTAGATTTGAACGCGGCGGTTACGGATAACTTGTACTTCAATATTGATAGAAGTATTCAAGAGACAGTATTACAGTACGCACAACAACCATCATCAATATATAATATAGCAAGGACTTATGGTTTGAAAATTCCAGG